GCGGCTAAGTCGTTGTTTCTCTTGGGGGATAGTTTAACGGTAGAACAGCGGACTCTGACTCCGTTAGTCGTGGTTCGAATCCACGTCCCCCAGCCATCATTACAGCGTTGATTTTCCTGCATTTTGCGCCGCTTTGCATTTCATCTCCTTCCGGGGTTTGACACTTTTTTCAGGCAGGTTTGACAGTTTTTGTGCGCCGTCTGTTCACCTCAGCGTCGAAACTTTGGACGACGGCGGTGAGCTTCCGGCTCTTGTCGGCACGGCGGGAATAGTGCCGCGCCATCTCGATTGTTTTCTGAGCGAGCATGTCGGCAATGGTCCGCTCGTCGTATCCCATTTCGGCAAGGATCGTCGCCACGGTATGCCGCAAGCCCTTCAAGGTGAGGCCAGGGCGAACAAGCTCCTTGTCCAGAAGCTTCTTGCGCACCTTCTTCCAAGACGCTGAGAAACCCGCGACGGTCCAAGGCCGCCCATAGCTGTTCGCGCAAAGGGTGATTGCGTCATGCTTCGGTGCGCTCGCCAGTGCGTCCGCGACAGGCGACGGAAGCGGCACCCATAACCCTTCCCCCGTCTTGCCGCGCCGCGCGTCAATCTTGCCGTCAGAAACGGCCGTGCGCGGGAGCCTGAGCGCGTCCTGAGGGTCGAGGCCGCAATAGGCCATCAACGCTACCGGCAAGCGCATGTGAGGCGGCAAGGCCGCTTCCACGGCTTCCCGCTCGGCATCGCTCCACGGCCGGTTTGCTTCCGGTGCGCCCTTGGGCTTGCGAATGCCCTTGATCTTGAACGCGGGATTGCTCGCCATATAGCCGCGTTCGACGCCCCATCCGAACACAACGGAAAGCACGGTCTTGGTGTAGTTGCCCCACTTCCGGCCCATCTTCTCAGCCGCCTTGTCGCGGATTTTCACCACAAGGGGCGGGGTGAAGCGTGCAAGCGGAGTGTCAGCGATCGGTTTGAGGTAATCAAAGCACCGCTGATAATCCGCCTGGGTGCGCCGTGCGAGGTCGGTAAAGGCCGGGTGCGCCTTGTATCTGTTGATCAACAGTCCAAGCGTTCCCGGCTTTGCATCATCGCCCTTGTCGGCAAGCGCCGTGATCCTCGCGCATTCGGCAAAGAAACCGGCTGAGCCGATCGGGTGCTTTTCGAGGTCAACGGCCGTGCCGCTCGCCCGGTGATAGCACCGGGGCTTGCCGTGCCGGTCCTTGAAAATCTTGAAGCCCTTCACGCGAACGTAGGTCATGCGCCCAGCCTCGAAAGAATGGTTTCGTCGTCATTGACCGCGCCGTCTTTCAGGCCGTCAATCCAGGCGTCCAGGTCGCGCATGTCCCAGAGCTTTGCGCCGCCAGGCATCTCCACCGGCGACACGGTGCATTCGAGCGGAAACCGCTTTGGCGACAAGCCGCAATATTCGGCCGCCTCCCGCGCGGTGAGCATCCGCCGGGGAGAAACTTTGATATTGAGGGTTGCGCTCGCCATGAACTATTCCGCTCCCTCACTCCCGCGCTGGCGGTCCTGAATAGGCGTCATGTTGAGAGGCGAAAGGTATTCGTCACCGCCGTCGATTTCCGGCATGTTCTCCCAACCACGGATTTCGTTCGGGCTGAGCCAGCCCCATTCCCGGCCGATCCGGTAAGCCTCATAGCGGGCTTTCAGGTCGCCCCTGAGCAAGCCGGCAAGGTCGTGCTCCACAAAGAGGGTTTTGCGAGCCTCAGGGGGCAGCATGGCCGCGTTCATGGCCTGCTCGATACGCCGCGCCATCGGGGCGAGGCAGCGCACCACGAGCGCCCGCGATTCCTGGTCTGTGTTGGAATAGGTGGCGTTGTCGGTAATGCCCGCCACGGTCGGCGGCACGCCGAACACCCTGCAAATGTCCAGGTTCGTGAGCTTGCGGCTATCGAGAAATTCCGCGTCCTTCGCGCTGAGGCTAAAGGATTTCCATTCCGCGCCGCCGTCCAGCACAAGCACGCCGCTTGTCGTGGTTTGCGCCTCGATCTTGGTGCGCAGCTTCTCTAGCGCAGCGTCCTTCTTTTCCTGAGGAAGCATGTTCGGAAATACAAGCGCGCCCTCAGGCCGGAAGCTCTTTGCCGCCTGCCTGCCTGCCGTGTCTTGCTGGGTCAGCGCCAGATTGAACGTCTCGCGCGCCAACTGAATAGGCGAAAGGCCCATAACGCCGTCACGTCCAAGGCGATAACGGAGGTGCAAAATCTCGTCTTGCAGATAAATCCGCACGCCGCCGGTGCGGCTCGATACGCGATAGCGCAACCGGCCGCTTTCCAGCCGCTCCACGGCAACGGAGCCAGGGTCCAGCGGCGTGAGCGCCGTCACCTGTCCGCGCCCGTTCCATTCGAGCACGGCATAGGCGTTGCCGGTGACAAGCAGGCTCACAATGAGCATTTCCCGCGCCTCGAACGCCGTTTGCGAGGCATTCGCCATATCGTGCAGCACGCCATAAAGGGGGTGATCGGTAGCCTTGTCGCGGCCGCCGTTTGCGGTGCGCCGGTAGAGGCGCAGCGGCACCGCCGCGAGCGCCTGAGACACGATCGAAATGCAAGCGTGAGCCGTGGAAAGGCCGCTCGCCCGTTCTGTATCGACATAAGAGCCTAGCCCGCCGGTCATGCCGAACCATTCGGCAAGGTAGGGATCGCTTGAAGCAATACGGGTTTCGGCCGGTTTCGAGCGCCTGAAAATGCGGTCCAGAAAGCTCATCGCATAAGCTCCAAAATCCTGAGCGCGCGATCGGCATAGAGCCGGAAGGGTGCCGGCTTCACGAGCGATCGGGCATGAATGACGGTGCCCTGGTAAGCAGGCCAGCTCAGCACAACGCTAATCTCGTGAAGCTCCACGCCGCGAAGCTCGCGCCGGTCGCCGTCGCGGTGCTCATCGAAGGCGGTAAAGCCAAAGCTCATTCCGCCAACGTCGCCGCGTTCGGCCAGGGCGAGCACGTCGCGGGCGTAAGACGTGTCGGGCAGGTCGAGGTCAAACGCCAAGCCCTTGCTATCCTCGCTCAGCCTGAGCGTGCCTGAGCGCGTGCGGGCGAGCACGCGGCCGGGATCGTGATCCACCAACGCGAGGATATCGTTCTTGCCCCTGAGCGAGGCCGCGAACGCGCCCGGCTTGATTTCCTCGATAAACCGCCCGCCGATATCCGCCGGATTGTTGAAAATCGCTGCATAGCCTTCCAAGCGCCGACCGGCGGCGCGAACCTCGATCGCGAGAGCGCGCTTTTCCATGCTCATAGCCAGCCCTCCCGGTAAGGGCTTATCAGCCGGTCAATGACGCCGTGCGGTTTCGCCTCGGTATCGTTGCGGTGATCGTAAAAGAAGGCCGTGAGCATCAGAATTGCGTGCTCCACGGCCGGCGGCACCGGCGAGGAACTTGTGTCCACGCCGATGCTTTCGAGGTGATCTTTCGCGGCCGCAATCATCGCTTCAATGGCCGCGTCGTCGTCGTCGTGATCGACACTGCAGAAAAGCTTTGCGTCCGCGAGAGTAACCATTAGCCGGTGATCTCCATCCAGCGGAAAGCTTCCGGGTGCCGCACCACAACGTCCGCGTCGAGGAAGGCATGAAGCTTGACGCCGCCCTTGCTCGCCACGTCCGCGTGATAGGGATTCAGAAGGATATCGACGCCGCTCCAATATCCGAGATAGAGGCTCGCCCATTCGCCATAGATCAGGCGATCAAGCGCCGGTGAGCCGCCATCGTTCGGAACGTTGCTGCTCCATTCGACGCGCTCGCCGTGGAACGTTTCCGAGATAGGCACAACGCGATTGGTGCCGGCTTCCTTGATCTTGCGAGCGATCGCAATGACGTTCGGGTGCGTGAGAAACGCCCTGGTGCCGGTCACGTCATCCACATCAAGCGCGGCGATCATGTCGGCCGTTGCATCCGACGAAAGCGCGGCCGCTGGGAGTTCGGTCACGTCCGAATCCGCGATAATGCCGGTCGGTTCATTGGTGCCGCCACCCTCGATCGCAGCACGGTCGAGCGCCTGGGCGAGGATCATTCCAAGGTCACGGCGCAGGATAGTCTCGATTGCCTCCTGAGACTGCAACAGCATCCGGCGGGAAAGCTCGTATTCGCCGGAAACCGTCTTGGGCGACAGGCTCTTTTTCTCAAACTGAGGATCGGAGCCGGTCGTGTCGGTATGCTCGGCAATCCAATAGGCCGTGCCGCTTTCCGCCAGTCGGGGAAGGTCGAGATTGCCGGTGAGGCCGCGAAGCACGGTCGCGCCCAGCGCCTCCACCTTCAGCGCCGGCCGGCGACGATCGGTCATGCTCGCGAGGTCCGTGCGAACAAGGTTTCCGCCCGGTCCTGCAACCGGAGTCGTGGTCGTGATTGCGCGGGTTTCGGAGCCGCCCAACAGGATTTCGGTCGGCACCATGAGGCCGCGCGTTTCCCGCCCCTTGGAAAGCTCCTGGTGAACCTCAGCCTCAAGGCCGGAAAGCTTGCCGGCGAGAGCTTCGGTAGAGGCTTTCGCCAGCGAGTAGTTGCGCAGTTCGCGCCGCATCTCGGCGTTGCCGCCGACGAGCTCGCCCGCCGCTTCCAGCCGCTCATATGCCGCCAGCTTCTCAGCCCGGTCGATCTGCTCGCCAAGGGCGCGAACTTCCTTGTCGAGAGCGTCGAATTGCTTGCGCTCGCCCTCGTCCAGGTCGCGATTGTCGTTCATCGCCTTGTCGTTGATTGCCCGCATTTCCGCAATCTTCGCGGCGCGCTGCTCTTTCAAAGCCTGCAATCTCATTTCACGTTCTCTCCATCGTGGGGACTAGCCGCCTCACGGCGGGTTGAGGGTCCATCAGGCGGATTGAATACCGCTCGGGGAAATGGCGTCTCACGACGCAGAAAGGCGTTGTCCCGCATGACGCGTCTTTCCGCCCGTGCGCATTGGGCGGTCCCCCTACCCCTGCGGGACAACAGGCCAGGCGCGGCCGGTGAGGTCGGGGGGATTTCGCAATAATTGCCGGCGCGCCGCCCTTGACCGTCATGAACAAGTTCCTCCGCCCCTCGATTTCCTTGGACACGCTCTTGCGGGATCCTAACCCCAAGAGGAGAGTCCGAGATGAAGCACAAGAAGGTCGAGTTGGTGAAGG